AGAGGTATTCACTTTTGGGAAATAGGTGAAACAAATATGGATTTGGTTGAAGGTCAATCAGACTATGATTTCTTTAGATCTGCGGCTGATGGCACAAGTGCAACAACAGTAACTAATGCCAGTGTATCCGAAACCGTTATTGGTATGAGTGATATACTAGAAGCAAAATTAAGAACCGGAATTAATACAGTATCTCAATCAGACTCAAGTTTAACTAAAGTAGATAGATCAACATACGGTGGTTATGCAAACAAGAGATCTAAAAGTACACCATCAGCTGTTTTTGTTGAAAGATTTATAGATAGAGTTAGAGTACATGTTTATCCAACACCAGATTCTAGTAACGCAGCAAAATTTATCCACTTTTTTTATTTAAAAAGAATACAAGATGTTGATGACACTTATACAGATGCTACAGATATACCATTTAGATTTGTACCTTGTATGGTATCTGGTTTAGCTTTTTATTTAGCACAAAAATTTAACCCACAATTAGTACAACAAATGAAATTATACTATGAAGATGAATTAGCTAGAGCTTTAGCAGAAGATGGTTCTGCGTCTAGCACTCACATAACACCGAAAGTTTATTACCCTAACATTTAATTATTATGGCAAAAACAGCAACAGGAAAATACGCAAAAGCAATTTCAGACAGATCTGGAATGGAGTTTCCATATAGACAAATGGTTACAGAATGGAATGGATCTTTTGTACATTTTTCTGAGTTTGAACCAAAACAACCACAACTAGAACCTAAAGCACATGCTAGTGATGGTATAGCTTTACCTGGTCAAATTAGATCAGATAGAACAGAGTTTGCAACTCCAATTGTTTTAATAAATAATCCTTTTGTAACTTCATCTTCTTTGACTTCTGTTGTAACAAGCACATCAAAAGATAGTAAAGGAATTGATACTAATCCTTTTCAAACAAGTGATGCTATTAGATTTACAAAAGTTAAATCTTCTTCAGGCAGTGTTGCTTCAAGTGTTTTTGAATTAGAAACTACATTAAACGAAACTTTAACTGATTCTGATACTACTATTACTTTATCAGATGCTACTAACTTTCCAACTAGTGGATTTATTGTAATTGAAAAAGTTTTAACTTCTAGCGATACATCAAACACCTTATTACAAGGAACTATTGCAGATGAAACAATACAATATACAGGTAAATCCGGTAATAATCTAACAGGCTGTACAAGAGGAACAGCAGCACCTATTGAAGGAGCTACACCAAATGTTACAACAGCAAGAGCACATAATTCAGGTGCAAAAGTTTTTGGATCGTATATAATAACAAGAACAACAAGCTCGGTTACAAATAATGGAATATCTATATCGTATAGTTTTTCTTTTAGTTTTAGCTTAGCTTCAGCGGCAACAACAGGTGGAACAGGTGGAGGCAATTTTATATTTGCAGGCCCTGTAAACCAAAGAGGATAATATGGCAGGAATAAGTTATTCAGGTTTAGTTACAAGTATTAGAAACTACACAGAAGTAGATTCTAATGTTTTAACAACTGATGTTTTAGAAAATATTATATTAAATGCTCAGTATAGAATTATGCGAGATGTCCCTATTGATGCAGATAGAAAAATAACTCAAGATAATTTAGTGGCTAATCAAGAACATGCAAACTTACCAGCAGGAGCTTTGTTTGTAAGAGCTGTACAAGTTGCTGATTCTACATCAGATTTTAATAACCCAATTTTTTTACAAAAAAGAGATGTAACATTTTTAGATGAATTTAATGGTGCACGTGCTACAGGAAGACCTAAATACTATGCTATGAAAGGTGGAGCAACAGGAAATACAAACACAACTTCAGGAGCAATATTATTATCTCCAATACCAAATGCTACATACGTGTTTAAAGTTCATTACAACGCTATGCCAGCTACTTTAGAAGCTAGTAATACAACAAATTTCATCAGTATAAATTTTCCAAATGGTTTATTATATGCTGCTTTAGTAGAAACATATGGTTACTTAAAAGGACCGGCAGATATGTTGGCTTTATACGAACAAAAATACAAAGAAGAAGTACAAAAATTTGCTAATGAGCAAGTTGGAAGACGAAGAAGAGACGACTATACAGATGGCACGGTAAGAATACCCGTAGCTTCTGCCAATCCGTAATCGGGACATTCGTATGTTGCAAGTTAGCAAGATACGCTATATAAAAACAAAATAGGAATTTTATGGCATCGACATTTACAACACTCGGTATAGAACTAATGGCAACTGGCGAAAATGCCGGTACATGGGGAACAAAGACTAATACCAATTTAGGTATGGTTCAATCAGCGGTTGCTGGTTATGTAGAAAAATCTATCGCGGGTGGTGCACAAACCACAGCTTTAACAATCACTGACGGAGACAATACTGAATCTACATCTGTTGCTAGACAGATGGTTATTAAATTAACTGGATCAATTACAGGAAATCAAATTGTAACAGTTCCAAATTCTTTAGAAAAATTATATGTTGTTGTAAACGGTACATCTGGTTCATTCACAGTACAGTTTAAAACAGCTTCAGGATCAGGTATAACTTTTGCAACAACAGATAAAGGAACTAAATTTTTCTTTTCTGATGGTACAAATATAAATGAAATTATTTCATCTTCTGTTCCAGCAGACAATATTTCTACAGGAGACGCCGCATCTTCTTTTGCAACATCGTCTGGTGCAGTATTAATTGATTCACAAGCAAGCACAGCTACAGTAGATGGACACACAGGTGTTACAATTCAAACTACAAATTCTGGGGATATAACTTTAGACTCAGTTGCAGATATTGTTTTAGATGCTGATGGTGCAGATATATTTTTAAAAGATGCAGGCACAACTTATGGTAGTTTAACAAACTCTTCAGGAAATTTAATAATTAAATCTGGAACAACAACTGCTTTAACATTTAGTGGAGCTAACGCTACACTTGCTGGAGATTTAACAATTTCTGGTGATGATTTAACAATGGGAACTAACACATCAGGTGCAGCTTTAATTGGTGATGGTACAAATTATAATCCAGTTGTTATATCAGGAGATATTTCAATAGCTTCTTCAGGAGTAGCAGCAATAGGATCAGGAGTTATTGTTAATGCTGATGTAAATGCTTCAGCAGCAATTGCAGTTTCTAAAACAGCTTTAACAGCTGGCACAGGTATATCACTTTCGACAAACACATTAAATGTAGACGCTGCTCAAACAGGTATTACATCTTTATTAGCAACAGATATTAAAATTGGTGAAGATGATCAAACTAAAATAGATTTTGAAACAGCAGACGAAATACATTTTTATGCTGCTAACGTAGAACAAGTTTATGTTGCAGATAATATTTTTGGACCACAATCAGACAGTGATGTAGATTTAGGAACTACTGGTGTTAGATGGAAAGATGCTTTTATAGATACTATTACTACAACAGGAAATGTTACTGTTGGTGGAGATTTAACTATTACTGGCGATGATTTAACAATGGGAACTAATACATCAGGACATGCATTAGTTGCAGATGGTACAAATTTTAATCCTGTAGCAATAAGTGGTGATATTACTTTAGCTGCAAATGGTGCAGTTGCAATAGCTTCTGGTGTTATTGTTAACGCTGATGTAAATGCTTCAGCAGCAATTGTAGATACTAAATTAGCTACAATAAGCACAGCAAATAAAGTTGCTTTAACAGCTTTAGATATAGACGGTGGAACAGAAATAGGAGAAGCCATTGTAGATGCAGACATACTTATTATTGACAATGGTGCAGGTGGTACAAATAAAAAAGTTTTAGCTTCAAGATTTAAAACATATGTTGCGGGAGGTGAAGTAGCCGCAGACGATATTACAGTGGGTGACGCAGCAGTATCTATTGCAACAACAAGTGGTAATGTAGTAGTTGATTCAAACGCTGGAGCAGTATCAATAGACGGACACACAGGTGTTACAGTTGCTTCTTCAAGTTCTGGAGATATAACTTTAGATTCAGTAGCAGATATAGTTCTTGACGCTGCAGGAAATGATTTTAGTTTTAAAGCAAGCGGAACAGAAATTTTAAAAATAACTAACTCATCAAGCGATGTAATTATTAAACCTATCGTTGATGCTAAAGATATTATATTTCAACAAAGAGATGGTACAGAAGTTGCAAGAATTGAAGACAACGCAACATTTAATGTTGTAACAGGTAAATTAGCAATTAATGGTACAGCAGTTACATCAACAGCAGCAGAATTAAATTTAGTAGATGGTATTACAGCAGGAACAGTATCTGCCTCACTAGCAGTTATTGTAGACTCAGATAGTGATATTTCAGGATTTAGAAATGTAACTTTAACTGGTGAACTAGATGCAGCAACAGGAGATTTTTCTGGTGTTGTTGATATTGCAGGTCAACTTACAGTTGCTGACGGATCAGCAGGTGCTCCATCAATTTCAAATACAGGCGATGCAAACACAGGATTATTATTTAGTGCTGCAGACACACTGGCTTTTTCAGCTGGTGGTACTTCTCAATTTACAATGGCAGATGGATTAATTGCACCTGTTACAGATAATGATGTAGACTTAGGAACAAATTCTTTACAATTTAAAAACGTACACGTAAATGGTACAACATTTACTGATGCATTAGGTTTCGGTACAGTAGTAATGACATTACCAACTGCAGATGGTAATGCAGATCAAATTTTAGTTACAGATGGATCAGGTGCTTTATCTTTTGCAGATAACTCTGGTGGTACATCTTGGCAAGGAGTTAAAACAGGAAATTACACAGCGTCAGCTGGAGAAGGTATTTTTGCAAATACAACATCAGCTTCGTTTACAGTTACATTACCATCGTCACCATCAATAGGTGACGAAGTTTCAATTAAAGATTATGCGGGTACATTTGATAGTAACGCACTTACAATAGGAAGAAATTCACAACCAATAGAAGGCGTAGCTGCAGACTTAACTGTCAGTGTAGAAAGAGCTGGTTTAACATTAGCATATTCTGATTCTACACAAGGTTGGCTATTGAAAGATAAGTAATGGCTAAGTATAAAGACATTGGCGGTACACCTGTTGGTATTAGAGACGGGTCAGAGTCTTACCCATATCCATCACCTGAAGGCGAACTTTATTATAACACTAGTAATGGTGCATTTGAATTTGTAGGTTTAGGAGCTGGCACTTGGGCTACTGGTGGAAATGCAAATACAGCAAGACTAGTTTATCGTCAAGTTAGCACTAATGGAACTCAAAATGCTTCTATTGTTTTTGGAGGAGATACAGGAAGTAGGGTAGCAATATGCGAATCTTACAATGGTACAGCATGGACTGAGGTTAATGATTTACAACAAGCAAGAGTTTCAGGTGCTGGTTTTGGAACAGCTACGGCAGCTATAATGTGTTGTGGAAATGATGGACCTGGTTCTCCTACTGCAGATTGTGAAAGTTGGGATGGAACTAGTTGGAGTGAAATAAATAATGTTCCTGAAAGAATGGTTAGTAATGGAGGTTCTGGAACACAAACAGCAGGTTTATCTGGTGGTGGACAGACAAATGATATTGCTAGAGGAACCTTTGTAGAAGTTTACGCCTTTGATGGAACTAATTGGACTGAAACAGGAGATATAAATACAGCTAGAGGAATTGCTCCTTTCTTTGGAACACAAACTGCTTCAATATTAGCTTCTGGGCAAACAGACACAGCAAGTGTTGCAAATGTAGAAGAGTTTAACGGAACTTCTTGGACAGAAATTGCAGAAGTTAATACAGTAAGACAAGAACATGCTGCAGCTGGAAGTGTGTCAACGGATGCTATTATTTTTGCTGGAAGTCCAACAAAAGCTAACACAGAAGCTTGGAATGGAACTGCTTGGACTGAAGTGAATGATTTAGGAACTGCTAGATATGCTTTAGGAGGTTCTGGAACAGGAGCACTAGGTTTAGCTTCTTTAGGTACTACTGGAGGTTCTGGAAGACTGGCTTCTACAGAGGAATGGACTTTGGCTCATCCAATTAAGACAGTGACAACAAGTTAAAAATAAATTATAACAAAAGAAAAGGAGGATAAACTATGGCATACAAATACAGTGTAAAAGAAAACTGGGGCAAAAATGCAAATGGTGATTCATTCATTCGTCATGAGGATAGAGATAAATTTCATATTGAAGGCTTTCCTGGCAATGTTTGGGTAACTGGAGATAATGTATATGCTGACAGATGGATAGCTAGACATGGTGCAACGGTTAAGACAAAATCGCAAGCACAGACTATTGTAACAGATCTTGTTGATGCAGATAAAGATACTTGGGACAATGACAATGAATCAGGTGAAACATCAGCTGAAAAAATTACAAGACTTGGCCCTAAACCAACAGATATAACATTACCGTAGTAGGATCCTTATGGCAGAATACAAAGCTATACACGGATTTACTGTACAGAACAAAACTTCTGATCCTTTAACTGCAGGTGTTCCTGGTGCTACATGGGCTACTGGCGGAGCGTTAAATGTAGCTAGAAAATATTTATCTGGAATGGGAACACAAACAGCAGGTATGGCTGTAGGTGGTAATGCACCTGGTGGAGCTCAAAGTTTAACAGAATTATATAACGGTTCATCTTGGACTGAAGTTAATAACTTACCCGCCGCAAGAAGTTATTCAGCTGGATTTGGATTACAAACAGCATCATTAATTGTTGCTGGAACTAACGATGTTAACGGAACAGAAATTTGGGATGGAACTAATTGGGCTGCAGGAAATAATACAAATTCAAATAGATCTAATGCTTTTAGTCATGGAGCTGGCACAACTTCTGCAGGAATTGTAGCTGGTGGATTTAGTGGCACAGCAAACATAGCTGACACAGAATTATACGACGGAACATCTTGGTCAGAAATAGCAAACATTAATACAGCAAGAAGAGAAGCAGCAGCAATAGGAACATCTACAGCTGCATTTTTAGTAGGTGGAAAAACTGGATCAGTTGTTGGAATTGTTGAAAGTTGGAATGGTACTGCTTGGACTGAAATAGCAGATTTAAATGCAACAAAAAATTCTTTAGCTGGATCAGGATCAACGACTGCAGGTTTAGTTTTTGGTGGGCATCCTGATTTAGCAGTAACTGAAGCATGGGA